GAGACGGTTGAAGAGGTTATTCAGGAGAACCTGGTGTACCGCCAGGCGTTCCGTGAGATTAGTGCAACTGGGATCCAGTCGAACTCGTACACGTTCAACATTGACGACGACAACATGGGTTCCCCTTCCCTCATTGCGGAGGGTGAGGAGTTCGAGCGTGACCGCTCGACAGTCAGTCAGGTGACCGTCACCTTCGACAAGTACGGTGGCGAGGTCGCTATCACCATGGAGGCCATGGAGGATGGCATGATCGACTTTAAGGCCCGTGAGGTCGAGGACCTTGCGCGTGCTATGGCTGAGAAGCTGAACGCGGAGGCATACGAGGAGCTTGACGCTAACGTCGATCAGACTGTTGGCGACGATGACGGCATCCTGAGCTTCTCGGACATTCGTGATGGCATGGTTGCGGTTCGATCAGAGTCGTACATGCCCGATCTGCTCATCGTCGATCTCGATGGGTATGGTGATCTTCTCACCGACGCGAACTTCAATCGCGCTACCGATCAGGGTGACGAGATTGTTCGCAGTGGTGAGGTCGGTCGTATCGCCGGCATGAGCGTTGTTGTTGACAACACGCAGAGTATTGCTGGTGGTCACGGTGCGTTTGTTATTGACTCTAGCCGGTTCGGTTATGAGCTGACACGCACCCCCGTCTCGACAAACGAGTACGAGGACCCAGAGCGACAGGCTGACATTATGCAGATCTTCACCCGCAAGGCGTGGAAGGCAATCTTCCCCGAGGCTGCGGCGAAGGTCGAGGCATAAGCCTGGAGCTTTAACATATAGTATCGATTACTACTCGACACCTTCAAACATAAAATATCATGGCATACAGTTCAAGATATGTTTCTGTTACTGATATTCCAATTCAGATTCCAGATGATTATACGAATACTCAAAAAGAAGATGCGTTGGAGTATGCAGAGGCAACACTTGAACTTGACCTGAACGAAGGAGGTGAGATTCCAACAGAGCATGTGACTGTGCTCATGGAAACTGCGGTAAAGCAGTTAGCGACATGTCAACTTGCAAAAGGTGCAGAAGATCCCAATGATGTTACATTAGGAGATCTTGAAGATACCGGAGACACCAAGGTTGAATATGCACAATCATTTTGCGATGAATATGATAAGATTGTGGACAAGATAATCAACAGCGGTATCCTAGAAGAAAGTGATTTAAACGGAGATGGGGAGGCAAACTCGCCATTCGTTTATTCAACAGAAGATCCAAGTGAAGGTAATATTTGGACTGTCTGATGCCTGGCTCTATAAAAAGTAAAAATTTAAAGAGCGTGACAGATGCATTCCATAGCATGGATACTGACGGTGCATTAAATACAAGTTTAAAGTCGTTGCTAGAAGAAAAATATATATCGATATTAACACAAACAATTCTTCAAGAAGGATTGATCGGTTCAGGTCCGGATGACGGCCCTGGGCCTAAAATATCGACGCGCGCAGCATGGAATATAAGCGTGAAAGGTAATGGTGTGTTCGAGGTATCACCAACAAAAACCGTGTGGCGTCGTGTAGCGGCTCTAGAATATGGAACCGGTGTTATCACACCGAAATCTGGCGAATACCTTCGTTTCAAAAATGAAGACGGAGAATTTATTTACGTGAAACAAGTCGACGGCGTTCGTCCATATGCGTTTATACGAACGTCTGTTGACAAGATGACCGGTTCAAATATACCGGAAAATCACGTCGCAGAAGACATTGAAGAGTATATTTCAACTGTATTGCGGGGTTTTGGTGTAAGATAATATGGCATCTCCTCACGACATTCTCGTGTTGATACGAGACGAACTAGAAGCCGATTCAAATATACCTGATTCCGTATCATATATTTTGAGAGAAGGAGACGGCGATGGTATCGATGGAAATATTACACTTCCTGTGATACAAATACAAGCCGTTACCGCCACAAACTTTGATATATTTAATACAGATGTTAGTGGCACTAAACAAGATGGATCCGGAAACGACATTGGTCGTTTTTTCAGATCAGAATATCAATTGCGTGTTCAAATCGATGTTGTTACCGTTGACCGACGGTCAGATAGTAACGAACACATCGATTATTTAGCTGATACAGTGAGACGGTCATTATACCGCTTTGATTCAGCTGGGCTTGCAAATGAATTAGACACAGATGTATGGAGATTTATTCTCGATACAGGTAGTAGGACAGACGACATGACTACTACGCCGACGATGCGTCGTTGGCAACAGGATGTGCTTGTGTGGACATATGAAACGTATGAAACCACAGAAGAATACATCAAAGACTTCGCAATAACAGCGACTGCAGATTATCAATAACTGTATGTTATGGTTTTTGTGTGAGGCTATGTCGAGTAGTAATAATATAACTAACAAAATTATGGTGATTAACTAATGGCAACATACGGTAACTTCCCCGGTGTACAAGTAGAGACCGCTGGTGGTGGTATTACAGCCGTCGGAGTTGGTGCCGAAGACAAGATTGTCCTGTTTGGTCGAGCAGACCTTTCTGGGGGCAATTCGGCATCAGCAAATGATCCTCGCCAAATCGCTGCCCGAACTGAAGCAGATACATTGTTTGGTTCTGGATCGGACCTTGCACTTGCGATGCGGAGTGCACTTACAAATGGCGCTAACATTAACTTCCTGTATGGAGTTGCAGCGACAGAAAGTGGTGCTGGCGGAAACATTGATCCAGAGAACGACACGCCAACAGAGACGGTTTCATCGTCTTCAACTGGCACACTGAACGATTATCCGATTGTTGAGGAATCGGACTTCTATGCAGTGTATGATGCAACTGACTCCACAGTCATGGACGTGGAGTTTGTGTATGAAGAAACACCCACAGCTCCAGCAACGGCAGATACGATTGCTATCAATCCGCTGAACGGAAAGTGGACCGCAGATAGTGCGTCGGATTATGACTTCTTTTACAACTATCTTGACTGGTCGTCGGCATTTGATGCCGCCGATGAAGTTGTTCAAGAAGGTGAGACTGCGCTTTACGTCCCGTTGACGGATGCAGAGAGCGTTGTTTCAACTCTTGCTACAAAGATTGATTCTCTTCGAGATGAGTATCAGCTTGTTCTCGGTCTGGCAGGTGCGCAACCTAACAGCACCGGTACAACATATGCAGAGTTCAATGCGGCGTCATACACTGACGGCGTGGATAACGATTCAATCTTTCTCGCGGCTCCAGCACGCCTTGATGATGGTACCTACATCCTTGGCGCACTTGCTGGACTGTTTGGTGGTTCGGCAATCTCTGAGCCTATCTACAACGATATTGTGGATGCAGGGACGGCGAACCTGGTGCAGAAGTTGACGCGAACAGAAGCAAACGCTATGCGAGCTGAACAAACCATCCCGCTTCGGCAGGCTGGTTCGATCCGCGTCAAGGGCAATCTTTCGTCTTCGAGCGAGACAGATTGGCAGCGTGATTTCTGGCGACGGCGTATCGTTGACCGCACTATCCTTATCGCTAAGGCAGTCGGTGACGAAACCATCGGTCGGATTAATGATGAACAGACACGAGATTCCGCGCAGCGGACCATCGAGGTCGAACTGCAGTCTCTTGCGAATGATCGACTCATTCGAGGAAACGAGGGCGGAGGACAGAACTTCTTCGTCGATGTGTACGAAGATTCCACAAATACTGATGAGGTCAACATCGACCTTGGTATTACTCCATACGGAATTGTCAAGCGTGTTGACGTTTCGCTTACAATCAACACATAGGTGATATAATATGGTAAATCAACAAGAAATCGGTAATGATGTGGAATTGTTTGTCGGTGGTAACCCTACTCCGTTCCCGATCACGAGTGGGTCATACTCCGAGGAGCCACAGACATCGAATGTGCAGTTTAACACATCTTTGACGATGAAGATCGTGCAGACTGGCATCGAGTACTCTGGCTCATTCGAACACAGCGGTTCAAATCAAGAGCTTCGTGACGCGATATTCACTGAACAGGCTGAGCCCCGTTCTAGTGTTGTTCGCCGTCTCGACCAGCTGGTGTTCCGAGACTCTGAATCGACATACACCTTCAAGGGTGTTATCATCGGTTCGCGATCAAAGGACTTCCCAGCAGATGACCGAACGTCGGTCACGTACGACTTTACAGCAGAAGAGCTAGTCGTTACGTAAATACTTATACGGGTAGCTAGTCATCTACTCGTTCAACACCGAGAATATTGGTTCGTCCAGTTCTCTTTTACTTCATCTCTGTGAAGTAACCATACAGTATCGGTGAATCAATGAC